GGGTTCGCTTTGAAAGCTTCCAGTGAGAACGCATTAGATGCTGAACCCAGTGCCTGGGAATCAAATGCTGCATAATATCCAGTAAAGAGCTTCTGGATGATGTTCAGCACTGTGGATTTACCACTACCGGGCGGACCATAGAGAACCATGAACTTCTGAATCGTCTTGGAATCGCCATTGACAATAGAACCGATACACCACTCGATTTTCTCTCGCTCCTCTGGAGAATAGAGTGTCTGCATCAACTCATCATAGGCGTCAATGTTCCCCGGTTCCAGTACATAAGGGAGTCTCTTGGACGCATAGCTTTCCTTTTTGACCGGAGTGTTCGCAAATATCAGCTGCTCATCCAGCGTATGGTAGTTGTCCCGCATCTGACGTTGGCAATATTTGTGCCAGTTGTCAATCATGCCTGATTCAGCGTCCCACATGTGGAGCACCCGGTAATTATCCAGATGCTCCTTGTGCTCGTTCGTGTAAATATCCAACTCATGGTCAATCAGTTGAAGTGCATCCTGTTCGTCAACGCTCCACAATCCTCGATCTTCTAGCCAGATAGCGTAGAAATCAGAACCCCGAATCATCAAGTCCTTGGACTTTTTGATGATGAATTTGGGATAGATTTCGATTACACCGCGTTTTCCCGTGCGCGTTGCAATCATCAGGAAATCAATCATTGGTAACTGACTTCCTCCTTTCTACGAGGTCTGTATCAGACATCTTTTTTCGTGACACTCGCCTTACCATCGCAGCAAATGTCCTTTTCAAACTGCATCTCTGCGAGTTCTGCTTCGGCGGCATCGGCACGTTCCTTTTCGGCCTTGCGCTTCTTCTCGCTCTCATCCAGCATCTTGCAGGCAGTCCAGAACAGACCAATGGTGCCTACCAGCAGCAGGTTCTTGCCGAAAAGCTTGCCCTTCTGGCGACGAATCGCCTTCTGGGCGGCATCCAGTGCCAGCTGGGTCTGTGCGAGTTCGTAGTAAATGTTATTCATAGTCACTTTTCCTCCAATAATTAAGGTCTGCCAAAATCAGCCGACCAATGTGTTTGGTATTCCTACATGCTGTAATTCGCATCAAAACGACAGAATCATGGAGAACTTGCTCTATTATGCCTTCCATCGGGATGCAGATTTTCGATACATACACCATCAAATATTGTTCTCGTTGAGATACGCCATCAGCTGATACCAAATATCTAACTGTCGCATATCCACGTTCGGGCTTATTAAAGTAAAGAGCCCACCAGCTCCATTCGGCTGATAGGCTCTCTGATTGAAACGGTCGATGATAAATTGAGCGCGACCCTCGTTGAACCGAGCATCATCCATAGCTGCCAGCCCAAGACTAACAACCATGTTCCAGAACCATTGCCCCACTCGGTTTCCTGCTTCAGAATCTGCCATGATATGCTCTTCGATGCGGATGGAAAGCCCCACCATCATCTCCAACATACTACATGGCATTCCGCCCGTTGCACTGTTCAACGCTGCATATGGAATACTTTTTTCCTGAGCGAATCGGTAGCGCAAGTCTCGCCCATCTTCAGCACGACTCACATCCATCTCACAGGATGGAATAAAGTCTTGCTGAAATAAAAACGCAAGCAGCTTGTGGAAAGAAAGGTTTCTGGGTTCCCATCTTCCGCAAACCGTTTCACGCAGCCAGTCAAAATACTGACTGGTCATGTCGTTAAATATCATTCATACTCCTCTCCGGAGTTAGGATACAAGTCCGCATACTTATTACGTACCTTCAGAACTTCATAGTCCTTCCGGTAGTTGTGATTGCGGACATGGACAAGATCCGGCTCTTCTGCTCCAAAATTATCCAGAGCCTTAGAGCCAATCACCTTTTCGATGTCCTCTACCCTGCTCCCATCACTGTCATAAGTCAGGATGCCGTCTGCATAGTAGGTCAGGAAGCTGGTTTCATAATCATCCTCGTTACCGAACTCGTCACTCGGAATGATTTCGATAGCCTCCATCGGCTCATGGGTCGGCTTCTCAGAATCTTCCTCCTGACGATACGGGCCGCTCACGAGATCATACGCCTTTTCGTTCGCCCGCTGCTCGATGGCCGTATCCAGTTCCTGCTCACGCTGCTTAAAATGGTTCCGAGCGTCCTCGACCAGCACATCTGCCTGCTTCTTATAGTTATCACGCATCAGGAAGTGCATCGTGGCCACACCAGCAGCAAATCCGCCTACAAATATCAAGGCATCACGCATCAGTTTCTTCATTGGTTTCTTCTCCTTTAATCGTCATCATGGTGAATGCCAGTCCTCCAAAGAAGAGCGAAACACTCATGAGGACCCCTCCAACCAGATGCCGCTTTCGTTTCGTGTCGGTCAAATAATCGAGGAATAAAAACACCGATTCCAAACCGTCCATAAATATCCTTTCACTCAGAAAGGACTGCCAGACCGGATACGAAGCACACTCCGGCCATGGCTGCAAATACATAGGAAAGAGTCTTTACGTATCTGGTCATAGCTTGTCCCTCCAAAATATCAGTTAGATTTTGTCGATGATGATACCGTCACAGTTGAAGTGCAGAATGACAGAACGCTCCTCGCCACGGAGGAAGCTCTTCAGTGCCTCATCGTTCGATTCAAAGCTCGTGAGGCCGAAATCCACATGGTTGTGCAGCGAAGTGTCGTTAGGATTGTATACCCAGCCAACGACCTGGCCAGTAGGAGTGCGCAGAGATTGACCGCCGTGCGTGCCAATCATGGTGAGCACCTCATTCAGGAACAGATGCCCCTGAGAACGCAGTTTCTTGTTCGCCGCAGACTCCATGAGGAGCAAATAATTCCGGTTCAGGTCGGCATCCCGCTCCCATGTATCCACCGTTTCATCGAAAATCAGAGTGCACGGATCATCTGCCTGCTCAGCAATGTCCTTGTACTCCTTGATGACTTCCTCCACGCCGTTCTCATCAACCTTCTTGGTTTCAACCTCCACGGCCTTAACGTTCTGCTCCAGTTCATGCTGTACTCGCTCGCCAAAGCGGTCGGCAACACGATTCTTGTAACCGTTGAAAGACTGCTCCAGCGCGATGTAAGCGGCCGTCAGCGTTGCGTTCCGCTTCGTCATGATATGATGGCTGCCGAACATGCAGCCGAGAGATGCTGCGCCCAGGCCAATCGCAGGTGCATACACCTTTGCAAGCTTCATGCCGGTCTTAATGTAAGTCGTGGTGATGTCCTTCGTCAGGTCTTCCTTAGTGTAAGTCTCGCCTTCGGGCAGCTGGATCTCCCCGGCATCCACCTTATCTTTGGTCTCGTGGATTTTCTCCACATTGGCCTTATGCTCAGCCAGAATATACTGCGCCTTCAGGGTTGCTTTGCAGGCCAGAACGGTTGCGGTCACGCCGCCGATAGCAGCACCAACCGCCATGATGGTCGGACTTGCCTTCTTCAGCTTGAATGCAGTCTTAGACAACATCTGCGTTGCCTTAGTCATGATTTCTTCCTTTTTCATAAAATATCAGTCCTTTCAATTAGTTCAGAGGAACAGGTTTCGGAAATACGATAGTGTAGCCGCCCGGAACGCCCTTGATAGATGCAGGCCCAAGGTCATACCAGCCATACTTGCAGTCCTGATAATCACGAGCATCACGGGTAATTCCCACAACATCGTAAAAATCAGCAATCGTGACCTGCCCATATTCGTGGAGCGCATGGCCCATCTCGTTCAAAACATCATTCGCATCGGCATAGCTATCGAAGGTGATATTCTGCCAGTCCAGCCGGTTCGGGCGATAGTTGTTCTGCGGAGGACGGTTCTGGTTTGCATTTGCGTAGTAGCTGCTATAGCTGTTACGCTGCTGAGAATATCCGCCCGTATTGGTGCGGGAACGGTCGACACCGAACAGTGCGATATTGACCGCAGAGCACACCATGTTCTTAATGCCGGGCAGAATATAATCCGTCCACAGCTTTTCGCGAATCGTCTGCAGGTCTTCTGCGAGAAAGTTATGCGCCAGCTTCTGGATCTCGCTTTCCTGTTTGATGGTCACCTTACCGGTCGTGACCTTCTTCAGCTGTTTCTTAGGCGTCTCGCCAGTGGAGTTGATGCTGCTGGAAGGCATTTCGATTTTAGCCATTGGCCATACCCTCCTCTGCGTATTGAAGGATGGTTTCACCGATATCCTTTGCGGTCTCAGGCAACCAGGCAGTGCCAAAGGTCTTGCCGGTCGTCTTGTCTGTAATGCTGATGATAACCTTTTTCACACCCTTGATAGTGGTTCCGGTGTCCACACGGAGTCGGTAATCCTTCAGAATATCCTGATAGTGCTTCTTAAACATCATCTTGATGTAAGCCTTATCCCCGGCAACGCCAACAGCCACACCCGCAGCAAAGATGCCACCGATTACTGCAGCCTTTTTCCAGTTGAACTTTTTGTCGTTTTTCTTTTCCATGGTAATTCTCCTTTGTAAAAATAAAAGGAGCCGCAGATTTCT